TAAAGCATCTTTAAACCAGCTTTAATCACTCGTCAAAATAGCGGTCTATCGTTACATTTTGAGTCACGACAGGCGCGTCGTTTTCGATTTTAACCTCGACCGACACACCAACCACCACGCCTTGCCAGCTTCCCGAAGGCTCATTGATTTGCCAAATCTCGCCTAAATTCGCCATAGGAATGGCGTATTTATCCGATACCGGCAAAGACACCGTTTCGCGCTTATGCACACCGGTTTCGCTTAACGCGGCAATCCCTGCAGCGAGCAAAACCGGCTGGTCGGTATAAAGCGTATTGGTCAGCGCGGAAGCACGCGGCTCGCGGTTGCTGCCGTTGCGGTACACATCCGCGCCTTTGCCCTTGTTATGGCTCGGCCAAACATAAACCCCGTTGGCACGCTCCGATACATTGCGCTGGCCGCTGATGCTGAAAATCACGCTGACAGGAACACTGACATCGGCAGGCGCATCGGAAACCTCCCAAGAAGCCTTTTTCCATTTAGGCTTAAAGCGGACAACAGGTCGAGCGCGGTCGCTCTCCACAAATCCCCCGGCGGCTTGAGCCAGCTCTTGCAAAACAGCAATCGGCGTTTTATCGGTCAACGAATACACATCTCCCGGAATCAACCAATCAACCATCGTCCAGCCGTCCAAATCTACACCTGTCGGACGTAAAACCTCCGTTGCGATTTGTTGCGCATAAATCGGATTGCGGTATGTACCGCGGCCTTTAGGCGCATAATCCGCGCCCAAACGGGCGGTAACGCTGCGGCCGGTTACCGTATAGCTCTTTTGCCCGAAGCGGCGGTTGTCGCTGTAATCCTCGGCTAGGATGACAAAAGTATCCGCATTGATTTGCACTTCGATTTCGGCCTCCCGGCCTTTCGGGCGGACATCAGGATTAATCTTGGCGAAATCATCGGGCGAAACCGTCAAACTGCCTTGCCAACAATAACCGGCAGTATCAGTCGTAAAGGAAGCAGAAAACAGCCCGATCGGCTGGCCGTCAACCGTAGCCTTAATAATATTTTGCATGATATATCCGTCTAAAACAGGAGTGCTTACCGTATCAAAACAAGCAAACGGTAGCGGAATATGGCGCGCATCGTGTGCAATCTTTTTGCGGTAAAACCGCAGGTGCAGCCGGTTTGAAGGCGGGCGGATACCGCAAACATAAGTTTCAGGCACAGGCTCCGGCTCAACCGGAATCTCATAATACTCGCAAGGCACAGCCAAAGCAGGCAGGCTTTGCGGATGCGCACAGCGTGCCAATACCTCCGCCTCGCGCACCTCCGATACCAAACAATCGCCAACCGGCGCGTCATCGGAAAACACACTCTCCGAGCACGCCGCCAAAGCCTCGCCAAGACCCGCCGACGATTGATCCGCATTACAGCCACTTAAGAACAAATCATCGGGAAAAGCATCATGCAGACAGCCGTCCAGACCATCCATTCCAGCCTGCACCGCCTGCATACACCCGGCAACCCCGTCAGACAAGCCGACCGTTTCATGCAGGCAACTTTCCAATTCAGGCATATCCGAAAAGGCCGTCTGAAAACAAACCGCCTCCCCGACAGCCTCCGCCGTTATCCCCGACACTTGGGCAGCCATGCCGCCCAAATCATAACGACCGGCCGCGCATACCGCCTGCCTTGACACCGCCTGCTGCACAAAGCCCCACGCCCCCGAAACAGTCGCATAACCATCCGGAGGGCGGTACGGATTAGGCTTAAGCGGCGTATCGGGAACAATCTCGCCGCCGTCCTCAATATGGCGTAAAGGCCGTCTGAAAGCCAACGGCAAGAGCCTGGACGACGGACGGGAGCCAATCGCCAAGCCGAAAGGCAAAGGGATACGCGCCGAATCAGCATAAATTTTGTCTTCGGACATTTCAGACGGCCTCAACCGCCGCCGTCACGCTCGACATAAGGCTTAATAAAATCATAAGAAACAGGCTCGTATTGCTTTTTATAATCCGTCGCCACCATCAAATACTCCTCGTCTTCCTTGAGCCGGTCAAAGCGGTAGCTGCCGTCTTCCTTGCTCCAAGTATCGGCGATGCAGTACATAGTAGGCCGGGCAAACAGATAAATACGGCGCGAAGCCGGCTGGCCGCCCACCGTAACAATGCCCGTACCTTCCCCGGCAATATAACCGTGGCCGCCGTATTTCCAATGCGGCGATTTGACGGCACGGCTTCGCGCAATCCGGTTGACGATTTTGCCACGCGTCTTGCCGCGCTTAACGGCAAGACGGCTGCGGAAAACATAATTCGGCATGGCTTACAGCTCCCAAGCTGTGAGGTTGATCAGCAGGCCGGAATGATTACTAAAACATTTGACATACATCCATTCATCGCCGGAATTGTCCAGATTGTCGTAAACAGTACCTTGCGGGATAACGTTGTTGCTCGGCATCGCTTCATTGGTGCGCATCAAACCCGGAACTAAGCCGCGAATCGCATATTTACCACCATTAAGCTCTTCAAAAAGATACAGGTCGGAAGCCGTAAAGCCGCCACTGATAGGACTTGGGTAAGGGGCAGAGGATTGAACCACATTAGCACCACAATAAAATGCATTTGGCGCATCCCCTTTGTAATCGCGCATAGCCGAGCAATGAAATTGGCTGGCGTCATTAAGATTAAAATATCTTCTTTC